AGCATTATATTTAATGATCTTCTTGAAGTCTTTAACTGATAACCAGTTACGTTTTCAATACCTAGTCTTTCAAAAGCCTCTTCTATTATTTCATCAATAGAAAAATCTTTATCGAACGCTGTAGTTCCCGAAGTTGTATTAGCCATTTAAACTCCTAGCCGGTATAGCCAATAGTAACAGAATCTGTAGTAGTTAAATCTAAATATACTCCTGTTTCAAATCTAATACCGTTTCCTGGAACATAGATGTCTAAACCTTCACTACTAAATTTAGCTTGGAATTGTAAAGAACCACCTGTTCCTGTTCCATCATGTAATTTAACTAAACAGTTACTTCCACCATGAGCTTGTATGTATGTAACTCTACAAGGTCCTATGTTAGTGGAACCGCCAGTAATAGTTTTAAAATTACCATCTGCTGTTAGTGTACTAAACTTTTGGTCTGAACTCATATTTTGTTTCTCCTTAAATTAATATGTGGGGCCGAAGCCCCACACTAAATTAACTATTACGACTCTTTAGCAAAAGTTCCTCTAACTTGAGTAACTTGCCATGCTGTAGTTCCATCTAAAGATGCAATAACAACGAAGTCCCCTTGTTTAGAAGTGGCTTTTGTATTGATTAAGTCTTTGTCATCTGTAGATGAACCAGCATAAGTGATTCCGTCAGATGCATTAGGACTGATCGTTAGAGCGTTTGCTCCGTCAGGTGCATTGTTTGCAAACTTGAATACATAACCAACTGCGATTGCTGGTAATGTAAATACAACTCCGTCAGTTTCAGAAACAAAAGTTTTTCCTGAATCACCAGTTGTTACAGTGTAGTTTGAAGTTTTAGTTTCAATGTTTACACCTTCTTTTCCTTCAAGTACTGGACCTGAAAATGTAGTTTTAGCCATAATTATATCCTCCTAGTTTTCCGAACATAGTCTCTAGGCCGTCGACTATACGCGTCTATGTTCTAATTAATTGTATAGTAATTAGTTTTATATAGCAGATTTGAGTAGAGCGCAAGAGGGCCTGTAATGTGGATTGGATTTTTCCAACGATGTAGCTTTTTATTAAGTAGCTACAGAAACTTCTGGTGCAGAACCTTCTATCTTATTTTGCAAATGCTGTTTTTTAGCTTCTGCAAGTTTTATATGGCTAATTACTTCTCTGACTTTTCTGTCAATCTTAACCATATTGAGAGTATATCTACCCTCTTTAAGATGCTCCTGCTCCCATTCGAGATCCAGACCCCTTTTCTTCGTGTAAAGGTCGTTTAGATGTTGCATCGTTTTCTCCATCGATAACCTCCTCATAGGTTATTCTATGTATCTTGGGATCGTTCATTTCTCCAAGATAATCCCATTTTATATCTTTTTTTCCTAGTTTGTCAACTATTGCATTTTCGATATCTAATGGTGCATCGACGCTCTCTATAACAAAATCAGCATGCATTTTATATGCAAAGATTTGTACTCTAAACTTTTTTGTAGGCATTTTTCCTTTCTAATTTATCAATGTGGCGGGATTGTGTCCCGCCACAAAATTTATTGATTACGCACCTTCAACACCGAAGATACCTCTAGGGTCTGATACTCCAAATGAGTATCTTTCTCTAGCTTTGTATCTGACGTTTCCAGTATCAAAGTCACCTTCCATTGCAGTTGTCAATGGAGCTCTTGTGAACATTTTCATTCCATTTGGAATGTCTGTTAAGATATAGAACGCATCTGTATCAGTTAGGTAGTTGTTGATTCTATAACCTTGTGGAATCATACCCATTGATACGATAGCATTAATATCGTTATCAGCTGTTCCAGTTCTTCCTTGTGACTTCATCAATCTCTCAGCTGTAAATTGAAGCTCAGAAGGAATTATCATTTTAACTCCTCTTGCTGCAATTCTTAAACCTCTTTCGTCTGTCATTTGAGCGATGTCAATCATAGACTGCTCTAATGATGTTTCGTTAAGGTCTGCTTGAGTAGACAAAGTATTTTTGAAAGTACCAGCTACTGTTGGGTGAGATGTGTTAAACAAGCTAACGCCATCACCTGAATCAAAGTTATCCGTTGAAGGAAGACCTTGAATTAGAGGTTCTACCGCTTTTACTTGTTTAGCGTTACTCATAGATCTTGCTAAAGCTTTTGTGTATCTAGAAGCAAGTCTATCGTAAAGATTGTCTTCGATAGCTTCTTCTGTGATTGCAAATGCTAGAGCTACAGTCTCGTGAGTGTATCTCGCTGTAAAAGTTTCTTGTGCTGAATCAAAAGATACTCCTGATCCTTCACCTTTTACTTGTGCGTTTGCGAAACCAGATAACATAACTTCTTCTTCAAAAGCTCTGTCACTGTTCTCGTTAGTATAAATCTCAGCATGCTGATTTTCATACCTTTTGTATTCCAGGCCGAATAAAGCATTCAAACCCGGCTCTAGTTCTTTAACTAGTTGTGATCGTGATATAGCCATAGTTTATTACTCCTTATATGCCTGTCGCCAATGATCCAACAGTGTATTGGTGTAAGTTCACCTTTACAACTACTGAACAGTTAGCTGCTGTTTGATCTTTGTTTTCTGGATCTTCAGCTACTCTTACCATTCTCAATTGCTTAGCAGTTGTTGCTGCAGTTGAGATACCTAGTTGAATAGAAGATTTTCCAGTCGCTGTACTACCCGCTGCTGCAGTTGTAGCATAAGTTAAACCAATTTTTGATTTTCTTAATGCTAACGTGCCGCCTAGAGTAGCGTCTGTTGCAATGATGTATTCTTGAAACGGATCATCATTTACAAATGCAGTGATATCCTCGCTATTCGCAGGAGTTGTCGCTGCTGGGTAGAAGTTACTAAAAGTTGGTTTCTTTGTAGTAGCATCTGTATATACTACTCCATTTAAAACACCAACCATAGCAGTTCCAGCCGCTGCAGTTACAATATAACCACCAGTTGAAGTAGAAATATCTACTTTTACCGGCTCTCCGTGGAAAATAGCGTTAGACTCACCAGCATCTATTTCGTACTTAGATTGACCTTGAATAGAAGGTGTATTACCAACTCTCATTGCCTCAACAAGTCCGAATCCCGCGCTGTTTCTATTAGCCATTGTCGTTTCTCCTTAATGTACCTGCCCTTACAGGCCTCCAGTACAGGTTATTAATTGTATCGATGATATTTAAAATTACTTTTTCGTACCACCGAAGGTTACACGAGACTGCCTCTCAACATTGATAGGCATCCTCTGGTCCTGCTCCTTCATAAGATCGTTGTTTACTGCTTCGTCACGTTCCTTATGTCTATTCGACATATACTCTTGTCTCTGCTTCGCGATCTCGACTGGTACCTTCGCAAGAAGAAGGCCACCAACCCCAACTACCCCCTTGTATTTGCCGTCTTCGACGACTGGATAATCAGATGCATTTTCGATTTCTTCAGATCTAACTAACTCGTATCCTTCTCTTAATCGTCCGGATACATTTTTAGTATCTTGAAAACCAACGCTCTCTGCTCTTATCCATCTGTACCTGAATCCGTCAGGTGCAGGGGGTGCATCTAGAGATGATGGTGGAACCCACACTTTTGGTCTTTCAGACTTTGACCGTGTTTGGTTCGCACGTGAAGTATTTTGTTCGTCTTTTTTCATGTTACGCTCCTTCCGTGTTTTTTAATTGTTTTGCGTATTCTTCGAGTGGCACTCCTAATTTTTTAGCTATTGCTACCTGTGAAGAAGTGAGTCTCACAGTTTTGCGACCAGGCTTTACGCTTCTATTAGCTGAAGCCACTGTCTGAACAGGGGCGGTCGATTGCTTGTTGTCATTTGTACCAAACTTATGCGGAAAGTCAACTCTAATACGTTTATCAACCTCTGCATAATACTCGTCAGATTTAGGATCAAACCCTTCTTTTTCAGTAAGATCCTTATGTATTTCAAACGCAGTGTATGTCATAGCTCTATCTGTACCAAACCATGAATTCTTTGCTGCCCAGGCCTCTGCTTTAGGATCTGGGTTTATAGGATCCGATGTATCCGGTAAGTTTTGAGTTTGAGGTTGTTGAAGAGTTGGTGCTTTTGGTTGCTCTGTTTGAACTTCTTGTGCTGCTTTAGCTTGTTCAAGTTTTGCATTTTCAAAAGCAAGAGTCGCTATTCTCTTGTTTGCCTCAACTTGAGCCTTAGAATCACCAGACTCTATAGCTGCAGCTAATTCTTTTTGTGCTGCCTCCATGCCTGTTGAAATACTAGACTCAAACTTTTTAACATAATCTGCATCAGTTTTTTTAAATTTAGACTCTAATGCTTTTCTAGATTCCTCTACACCTTTAGCATATTCAATAGCAGCTTGTTCTCTTCTCTCTGCTTCTCTCATCTTACGAGTTAATTTCGCAATACGAGCTTGTACACCTTTACTGTATTCTTCTAGTTTATCATCTTGTGATTCTTGTTTTACTGGTTCCTCTGTTTCTGTTTCTTGTTTCGGCGCTTCCGTTTCTACAACGGACTCGTCTTTTTGTTCTTCGATATCTACTGTAGCATCGGGACCCGATGTATCAATATCAACCGTTTTCTTTTCTTCGTCTGGCATAGTTTACTCCTTCCTATGTTTAGAACTCATGCAAGATGTCCTCTGGACTATCAATTGTTGCTAACACTTCATCGTCGTTTAGCAGACGCATTTCACCACCATCTATTTTGATTCGGCTGCCTGCATAACGTGCAAACATAACCCAATCTTTTACCTTACACCATGGACCTTCTGGATACCGTTCTTTATCGGCATAACAATCTGGACCCATAGCCATAACTAATCCTA